TCCAAGTATGCATTTACTGGTAAGACTGGTAAGTTGGATATGAACAGACTTGCAAAGTATCAGATTGTCGATGATGTTTTCAAAAGAGTTACTTACATGCCTGATGGTAAAAACCATGGTGTCAACATTTTGATTGACTGGAGTGGTTCCATCTGCAATGAGGTGAGAGACTTACTAGAACAAGCAGTTATCCTAACTCAGTTCTGCAGAAAAGTTTCAATCCCTCACAGAGTTTATCTCTTCTCAGACAACATCAAAAAGAATGCAGCTGTTGATTCTGAGCAAGACTACTGGAGAAACAGAGAAGGACACTTGGTTGAGATTTTCTCAAACGAAATGACCAACAAAGAATACAAAGAAATGTCTGAGTATGTCATGACACTTTGGAACAACTACTTTGTCGAAAGTATCAAGTATGGTAGAAGACATTTTGAAAAGGGTCTTAACTCTTACAATGAGTGGTTCCAAGGTCTTCACTACATCGACCCTAATCAAGGTGGATGGATTGAAGTTCCTGATGTGATGTACCCTGAAAACAAATACAGACTTGGTGGTACTCCACTGGATGCTACACTGGTTGCAATGAGAGGATTACTTCCTAAGTTCAACAAAGCTTACGGGATTGAGAAATCAATCATGACTGTAATCACGGATGGTTACTCTCACTCAGCTAACATTCTTGATATGACTGAAGCTGAAAGAGAAGACCAAAAAGAGCAGATGGGTGATGAGTGGAGAACTAAAAAAGAGAGAGACTTGATTGACCCTATCAATGGAAGAGTCTACCCTTATGCAGAAGCTGATGAAGGTTACTACAGAAATGATTTCAAACAGACTCAGAATCTTTTAGACTGGGTATCAAGAACTACTGGTGTGACTGTTACAGGTTACTTTGTTTTGAGTAAGAAATCAGACATGGTCGATTTACTTGGGAACCTCAAACACGAAACTGCAACTGGTTACCAGTATGAGAAACAAGGTGAAATGTGGAGAGAGGCAAGAAAAGAAGGTGTTGTAATTCAGACTCATGGATACAACAAACTATTCTTGACCGCTGCATCAAACCTCGGAACTGAGGGTGAAGAAACTTTGGATGATGATCTAATCGGTGCAAAGAAATCTACACTGACTGCAAGGTTCAAGAAGAATCAAAGAAGTAAATCAACTTCAAGGTTCTTAACTAATGAGTTTATAAAGGAGATAGCATAATGGCTGAAATAAAAGTAAACGAAGATACTTTTGATGTCGAAGAATTCTTTTGGGTTCTAGACAGCATCAGGGAATCGGGAAGAATGAATATGTTTGGGGCTCCCAAATGGTTAGAAGAAAACATGGACTTGTCTAAGGCACAAGCAAAGCAAGTGTTCATGGCATGGACGGAGACTTTCAATGCCACATCTTAGAGTTGACCCAGCGTATTACGAGAGGATTCCAACACATGATCTCAGCAAGTTCGCTGACGCAATCAATGATGTTGGGCCTGCCCCATGCACTTTTCACAACTGTGAAAGAATTGAAAAGTGTGCAAGTGAAGAAGTTGAATGTTTTGCTTTCAGAGCATGGGTCAATAACGGTGAGAAGTATTTGACTCAAAAGAATGCAAAAGGTGAGATAAAATGTCTCAATAAGATAGGAAGGTTACTTGAACCCCTTAAGTAACAGTGGCTTATGGGCCTTGACAATGCCCCTGGCTTTTTGAGATAATATAGGTATAGATTGATGAATAAGGAGACTTTATGGAAAAATCAGTAACAGTAAATGGTAAAGACTTTGCCATTACTCCCGATAAGGGTGAGGTGTTGGATACCCTCATTAAATCGTATCCAAATCAGACTGCCTTTTCTAGGGCAGAAATCAAAGAGGCACTAGATGGATATCTTCCATACTGGATTAAATCCTCTAGGTTCCCGTTCAAAGAGAAGAATCCCGAAGGTGGGGTTATCTTCAACCTTGAACAGGTTATCACTGGATACAACGGTGGGTATTCCCACGGTGGTGAAACTCCAGTGAAGGTGGCACCAGTTCCAGCAGCTGTTCCTTCGAACATGCCTGTTGCAGCTGCAACTGCTTCAGTTAATCTCTTGGACGATGGTGTCAAAATCATTCCTGAGAAGATGTCAAACTATGTACCGTTTGGTCACTTCAAAGATGTCAAGAACATTATCAAGTCTAAAATTTTCTTCCCAGTTTTTGTAACTGGTCTTTCAGGAAATGGTAAGACTCTGATGATTGAACAAACTTGTGCTCAATTGAAGAGAGAACTTTACAGGGTCAACATCACCATCGAAACTGATGAAGATGATTTGATGGGTGGACATTCTCTTGAGGGTGGAAACATCGTGTTCAGGGAAGGCCCTGTTATCAAAGCAATGAGGAAAGGAGCAGTCCTTCTTCTTGATGAAGTTGACTTGGGTTCAAACAAGTTGATGTGTCTTCAATCAGTTCTTGAAGGTAAAGGTTACCTAATCAAGAAAACTGGTGAGTGGGTGACTCCTAAAGAAGGGTTCACTATCCTTGCTACTGCAAACACTAAAGGACAAGGTTCCGAAGATGGTAAGTTCATTGGAACTCAAATCATGAACGAAGCCATGTTGGAAAGGTTTGCAATCACAATGCAACAAGAATATCCTCCAGTGAAAACTGAGAGAAGCATTCTTGCTAAAGAAATGGGTTTGACTGGTGATATCGACCAAGACTTCTGTGACAAACTTGTTGACTGGGCTGATATAATCAGGAAGACTTACTACGAAGGTGGTATCGATGATGTCGTTACTACTAGAAGGTTGGTTCACATCGTGAATGCTTACAGAATGTTTGGTGACAAACTCAAGTCAATCACAATGTGTATTTCAAGATTCGATGAGGAAACAAGGAATTCTATCCTTGACCTCTACACCAAAGTGGACGAAGGTGTCCACTTGGGTGAGGAATCAGAAGGTTCAGAAGAATCTTCTGAAAACCCTGTTGACGATTCAGACTACTCATAGTAAAATAGTAGGTATGTCAGAAATCAATTACAAATATAATGAAGAGGAGCTCCTAAAGGAGTTCTCTTCTTATGTTGACAACACATATGATCTACACTATTCCAAAGATAAGTTTCAGGCAACTGAGTTTATTATGGATGGTGGACACGGAGAGGGATTCTGTATTGGAAACATTCTTAAGTATGCCCAAAGGTATGGTAAGAAGGATGGTTACAATCGTGCTGACTTGTTTAAAGTTATTCACTACGGGTTCCTTGCTTTATATAATCACGACACACACATAAAGGAGGCTGGAAGTGATGAAAATTAGTACAGATACGAGGAATGTCTTAAAAAATTTCTCAACTATTAACTCAGGTATTAGAGTTAAGAGTGGTAACAAGTTGGAGACTATCTCTAACATGAAAAATATTCTTGCAGTGGCAACGGTAGATGAATCGTTCCCTCAAGATTTTAGTATATATAACTTGCCTGAATTCTTGGGTGCAACATCTTTGATGTCTGACCCTGATTTCCAATTTGGTGATGCAAGTTTAACTGTTGCAGACGACAATTCAAGTCTTGCATATTTCTATGCAAGTGAAGGTATGGTTGTTGCACCTGATAAAATGATTACAATGCCTGAGGCAGAAATCAATATTGAGATATCATCAGCACTTCTTTCTGAGTTACAGAAAGCTGCAAGTGTACTTGGAGTGAACGATTTAGTTCTATCCTCAGATGGTAACACAATCAAACTAGATGTTACTGATAAGAAGAATCCTACATCAAATACATTCTCAAGAATCGTAGGTGAAGGAAATGGTTCTACTTATACTATGAACTTCAAAATTGAAAACCTTAAAGTCCTTGATGGGAACTATAGGGTTGCAGTATCATCAAAAGGTATTTCTAACTTTGTCAATACAGACATCGATTTAGAATATTTTATTGCATTGGAGCCTGACTCAAATTACAATGCTTAACCTATATAATAGTGTAAGTATTGTGCCAGTCTCTGCAATAGTTACGGGAGTAATTCAATCTCATCAATCTTCAAGGGTGAATTGCACTGTTAATTCGGAGGGGTTTTAACATCCATATGAATCAAGAATATTTATTTGTAGAAAAGTATCGTCCTCAAAACATTGAGGACACCATACTTCCCGCTAGTCTTAAATCCACATTTCAAGAATTCGTAAAACAAGGTGAGATTCCAAATCTCATGTTATGTGGTTCTGCTGGTGTGGGTAAGACAACGGTTGCAAAAGCACTCTGTAATGAACTGGGTGCAGACTTTATTGTCATCAATGGTTCTGATGAAGGGAGACTCATAGACACTCTCAGGACTAAGATTAAAAACTTTGCATCTACTGTATCATTATCTGATTCACCAAAGGTTGTAATACTGGACGAGGCTGATTACATATCTGCTGACTCAGTACAACCAGCTTTGAGAAACTTCATAGAAGAGTTCTCAAGTAACTGTAGATTCATATTCACATGTAACTACAAGAACAGAATCATACCACCGCTCCATTCTAGGACAACGGTAATCGATTTCACAATGACACCTGATGAGAGACAAAGACTTGCATCAGTTTTCCTTGCAAGACTCATGGAGATTTGTGATACTGAGAATATTAAGTATGACCAAAAAGTTTTAGTTGAACTTGTAATCAAGTTCTTCCCCGATTTCAGAAGATGTATTAATGAGGTTCAAAGGTATGGAGTCTCAGGAGAGATTGATAGTGGATTACTATCTACACTTTCCGAAGAGAAACTTACACCTCTCATTGATATGTTGGCTGATAAGAATTGGAAAGGTATGAGAAAATGGGTTGGTAAGAATTCAGATAATGATTTCAATACCCTCTATCGAAAACTTTTCAATGCATTGGAGCTTCGATTGGAACCTCAATCTATTCCAGCTGCAGTTTTGTTTATCGCTGATTATCAGTACAAGTCTGCTTTTGCTATGGATTCTGAGATTAATTTCGTTGCATGTTTAACTGAAATAATGTCGGAGTGTAAATTCAAATGACACAATATGATGAAACAGTATCGGCACAAAGACTTTTACTAGAAGCAGAAGAATGGTCTAAAAATATCAAGTCGATCCACGGACATTCATTAGATTCTATGTGGTACGATACAAGACCACAAGATACTGCAGATGGTCAAACAGTCATGGATGTGCATTACAATAATGGAACCGTAGTCAGGACACTGGAAAACGGTCAGATATTTGTGTTCGGTAAGCCACTAAGTGGAGAAGCTTTAGTGGATGCTTACAGAGCAAATACTGCGTAATGGCAAAACGAAATCCATTCGATTTTGTAAAGTCGGTCTCTTACGACAAAAAAGACCTCATGGTTGATGAGGTCGAAGAGAAAGCATATCAACCATTCCTAATAAACAGAGCATTGTCCTATCATCAGGATTCTGTTTTTCTTACTAACGAAATGAATGTCAGACATGGAGTAGACAACCGTCTTCAATACATGTTTTTCCTAAATACTCTTAGAAAACGACAAAGATTTTCACAATGGCAAAAGCCGTATGTTAGTAAAAAACTTGACACTGTAAAAGAATATTATCAGGTATCTACAAAAGAAGCAAAAGACTATGTGGAATTATTGTCTGATAAACAGTTACGAGAATTGAAAAACAGAATGAAAACTGGTGGTAAGGATAATGGATAACCAAGAAGAAATAATCAAAGACCTTGTAGAGGTCACCTTCCCTGAAAAAGACGACTTCCTAAAGATACGGGAAACACTCTCACGCATAGGTGTTGCAAGTCGTAGGGAACAAGAACTATTCCAGTCGTGTCACATACTACATAAGCGTGGTAAGTATTACATCACGCACTTTAAAGAACTATTTAAACTAGATGGTAAACCTTCTAACATCGATGAGTCAGATATCGGTAGAAGAAACACTATCGTTGGCCTATTAGAACAGTGGAATCTAGTATCAGTTGTCAACAAACAACAAATAGTTGAACCCAAAGCACCACTCTCACAGATAAAAATCATCCCGTTCAAGGAGAAAAACGAGTGGAAATTAACAACAAAATACTCAATCGGCAGTAATAATTCCTAAATATAACCACGGATACCACTTATGGTATTTGGAGGAGAATATATGCTAGAAGTCCTACAATGGATTATAGGATGGATTCAAGTGATACCTTGGTTAGTTATGGGTGCATCTTTCGTTGCAGCCTTAACACCTACACCAGTTGATGACGGTCTCGTCAAAAAAGCCTATAAGGTGCTTGACTGGGTTGCATTAAATGTCGGTAAAGCTAAGGACTAAATAAGATAGTATAAAACTTATAAGTGAGGAATACATTATGGAAATAATCGCAATAGTAATTGCAGTCGCTTTGATTGGATTATTTGTTTGGAGTTATAGAGATACAACTAATAACACTCCGAGTGTCGTAGTCGATACTAAGAGTGAGGTTGTTGCAGATGCAAATGACAATGGTGTTGTCTCTAAAGCTGAGTTAAACAAGTTAACCAAAGTACAGCTTTTTGAATATGCAGAGAAAAATTCTTTGAAAGTCAAAAAAAGTGGTACTAAAGCTGCAGTCGTGAATGAAATTTGGTCTCAGTCGAGATAAGTCTTATTTACAAGAATAACTAAAGGGTGCTACGGCACCCTTTTTTTGGCCCATAGTAAGTTCAAAATCATAAATAATTGCATGGAAGATTTGTTTATTTTGATAGGTGAAGTGGGAGCTCCGATTGCTGGTGCAATCGTAATGGGCTTTTTTATATTCATAGTCATAAAACAAATCTTAGAAGGTGTGATAGACGATATAAAAACACTAACAATGTTCTGTAAATCATTAGAGAATCGTGCAAGGACGATGACGAATGAACTGGTTAAGATAGACATGTTAGTATCAAGTGCATTAGAGTTAAGACCTGACATTGAAAGAGTCGCAAGGACAGAGAATTTCATAGAGGATGGTAAGGTCGACGCTAGGAGAGATTGACGGTGTCCGATTTAGCAACTCTAATAAATGAGTATGGTTTTCCCATAGTCATGATGGTAGGTCTTGGATATTTCATATACTACATTTGGTGGTTTGTGGGTGAGAAACTTGAACCCGAAATCGAAAAACAGCACATGGCTTTGATTAGAGTAATCGATCAAGTCCGAATGTTAGACCAAGACCTCATAAGATTACAGCAAAAGGTTGATGTAGTCTTAGAATATAAGGAAAATGAAAAGAAAAAGAAGGGCAAGGATGAACAATTATAAGATAACATTTATACTTTTTAGTTTTATAGTCTTACTAGGACTTTCAAGTACAGTTCTAGGAGACGAGATAGTACACAAATTTAAAAACCCTAGCTTCTCAGGGATAGGCACTGGAGCTCATTATTTGACAATTGAGAATCAGGAACATAGCAGAAAGAAATCAATAGAGGATGCTTTAGATGCAGCGAGAAAGGCTGCAGAAAGAGAGGCAGAGAACACCACGCTTGCAAAATTTATTAGAAACTTGGAGTCGCGTATTTACGCTCAATTTGCAAAACAATTAGTTGAATCAATGTTTGCAAATGATAATCCAGTAGGATTCGGTTCATTTATTTTAGA